GGGGCTACGGCCCCCATTTACTAACTAGGGGTTAACTATGATTAAGAGCATTAAACGCGCTACCGCGAAACGATACACTACAAAACAACTCTATAAACATCTGGATCGAGTTCTTACTAAACTTGATAGTACCCAATTTAGGATCGACTATGCTTACGAGAAAGTCTTTATCTGGGATGAATACGACCGCCGCTATAAACTTTGGTCCTGCATGAATCCCCACGAATATAGATCCGCTATTGGCGCGATCCTTATGACTTATGATGATAACGGAATTACTCACGATTTCGCCTACGACGTATTATAGCTAACCCGGGGGCTACGGCCCCCGATTCTTCTTATGGGATCAATTATGCAAAGTATCGTTGTAACTTGGCTAGAGGATCGCCAGGTTAAGGAATACCGGATCTACTATAGTTGGGCCGGGCGCATCTTATATCTTATGGAACTTGGGGGCCATCAATACGGGCCAGGTATCGAGCTATTAGAGCCAAGGCTACCGTACCATTTCAAGGCGTCCGATGATGCTTTCGAACTTAACGAAAGCGTAGGCTTCGCCTTTCTAAAGGTCGCTGAATTGCTTTTCGGGTATTGCATGATCGAAAAGTACGAAGTTAATAAATTCGATTGTAGCGGCGTTCGTTCGCTAACTTTTGCACCACAACACAATTATACCATTGATGGGGATCAACTATGACTAGCGAACCAATCTACATTTACAACGAAGCGGGCTACATTATCGGGATCGGATATGAACGCCCCCACTTTCCGATCCCAACCGAAGACGAACAAAACGTAAGCGATTCGGGATCATGCTACTTTTGCCATAATACCTTTTCGGTAAAGGCCCCGGCTCAATCGTGCTACTTTTGCCATAAGCCCTTCGAAGTTGAGACTAGCGCTAGAGTGTTAGTCTTTAACTACGGGCTACATATCGCGACGCTAGATCCTAACATTACCGATCCAAGAGATCGCGGCTATATCGGCCCCAAACGCATTTGTGCCAAGTGTACCGACTTGGTACCCGCTGGATCGATTCTCGATCGCGGTTGATCTTTTCTTTCGTCTTTACCTTAAAGAATCCTTTACATCTTCTAAGGGTTTCGTTAATGTTGATCCGTGGCCATGGCGGCCGCGACTAACTAGAGGTTAACGAGATGAACAAGCGTACTTTTAGCATTCAAGCCCAATACCTTAACCGCCTAGCTAAAGACGTAGAAGCGCTTTCTAAGCGTTCTATCCGTCTTGGTATGGACGCGGTAACCTACGAAGTCGAACGCGAATACTTCGCCGAAGTTAAGCGGTTTAACGACTACTTCCTAGAGTACGAAACGGTTACGATCGAAATGGTCGAAGTTACCGTTACTAACCCAAGCGTTAAGATCGAAGGGTACGATCTGGTAGGTTCGGTAGACTACAATCCTACCGTCGTTAAGACTCGCCCGGGCTTCGAAGGCGACCTAAGCCGGTTTCGCGATAGTGGCGCAATTTGCGACCATTGTAATAAGACCCGTAGCCGTAAGACTACCTACTTACTACAGGATACCGAAGGTAACCTTACCCAAGTCGGATCGACTTGCGTACACGATTTCTTAGGTATCGACGTTAAGGAATTCTACCAGGCCGTTAGATGTTGGGATCACGACTACGACTATACCGGCGAACCGGCCCTAGTCGCTTACGAAGCGATCCAACTACTTAACGTTACCCAACTAGTGATCGACGAATGCGGTTGGGTTAGCGGTACTAAGGCGCGCGAATGGGGTAAGGCTTCTACCGCGATGTCCGTTAAGTGGTTCCAAGACGAAACCCGTAAAGACAATAAGCGCGAACTTAAAGACTACTTCGGCGAAGACTACGAAGCGAAGCTAGAAAGCTACGCGGCTAAGAGCGCGCGGGTTATCGAGTGGGTAGCAAGCGTCGAAGACGATAGCGACTACATGCTTAACCTTAAGGCTATTCTAGCCGAACGCTTCGTTAAGTTTGCTAACGTAAACTTCGCGGTAAGCGCCGTAGCGGCTTACGACCGTTACTTAGAGCGTAAGGCTTCTAAGTCGGATTTCGCGAAGCTATGCGAAACGTCGAAGTACGTAGGGGCTATCGGCGATAAGTTCGGCCGTAAGCTTAGCAAGGTAGACCGTACCAAGGGTAAAGCTAGCCACCCGGCGATCGAAGCGGCGCTTATCTCTAAGCGTTCTTTCGATAACGATTGGGGTACTAGTCACCTTATCAAGTTCGTAACCGACGAAGGGATCGTATTCGAATGGTGGGCGTCAACTAGCCTACCCGAGATCGAAGCGGGCCAACGTGTAAGCATTAAGGCGACGCTTAAGAAGCGTAGCGAGTTTAAGGGGCTTAAGTCGAACGTCTTAACCCGTTGTGATGTAACGGCGCTCTAAGCGCCATAACGGCCCCTTCGGGGGCCTCTTATTTAGAGGGGATACTATGGAAATACTAAACACTAACCAAGTAGAGCATACCTATCTTAAGGTTTGCGTCTACGGGCGCGCCGGGGCGGGTAAGACGCATCTAATCCAAACGGCTAGTAGGCCCTTCGGTATATCGGCCGAAGGGGGCTTCTTAAGCTTACAGGGTACGTCGATCGACTATACCGAAGTTAGAAAGGTCGAAGACTTGCGCGAAGTTTGGAAATACTTCGCCAGCGGTCAAGCGAAAGATCGGTACGATTGGGTTTGTGTCGATAGTCTTAGCGAGATCGCCGAAATCATCTTCCAAGAGAAGATCGACGCGAACCCGACTAATACGCTTAAGGCCTATAACGAGACTAATAAGAGCGTTAAAACCATTATCCGAATGTTTAGGGACTTACCTTTTAACATCTATATGACGGCCAAGGCTAAGCACCTAAACGACGAAAACGGCGTTATGCTATGGCAGCCGTCTATGCCTTCGAAAGGGCTAAGCTTAGAAGTTAGCCACTACTTCGATATCTTATGTCCACTTCTTACCGCTAAAGACGAAGAGGGTAACATAAGGCGCGCGCTACAATGTAAGGCCGATGGGATATGGGATGCGAAAGATAGAAGTAGCCAACTTAATGCGTATGAACCGCCCGACCTTAGCGCCTTACATAGTAAAGCGGTAGCCGGGCTAATGAATCAAAACGGCCATAACGGCCAAAACTAAAGGGGTTAACAATGATAGATCTAAGAGACTTACAGGTAAACGTAGACGAAGCGCGCGGTACTGACGAACGCGAAGTATTACCCGAAGGGTGGTATAACGCGGTACCGATTGGGGCTGAGAAGAAACCCACGATCAAGGGCGACGCTTACAAGTTAGAGTATCAATTCGAGATCATAGACGAAGGCAAGTTTAAGGGGCGCTATGTGTGGCTTAACCTTAACTTATGGAACCCGAACCCGAAGACCGTAGAGATCGCTAAAGAACAATTGGCCGAACTTGGTAAATCTTGCGGGCTTAACGGGGTTCTTACCGATAGTTCTCAAGTCTATATGCGCCCGTGCCAGATCAAGATCAAACATGAAATGTACGAAGGCAATACGCAAGTAAGGATCAAGGGCTTTAAGTTGGCCGATATGCGTAACCAATCGGTACCATCGCAGAATGCAACGCCCGCGCCTTTCTGACGAAGAGATCATAGCGATAGCAAGCCGAAGCCGGGTACGCCCGGTTTCGGCCCTTCGCTTTACTATCGAACTTTTAACCTACTTACTTAAAGGGATCTTTACTATGCCAAACGAAAGCCGAAGACGCGTTAACGTCTTAATGAAACTAAACGCCGATATGGGTAATAGGCGGGTAAGCCTTGAAGTACATCCGCGCAACAATAAGCCCGACTACATTATGAAAGGTACGCCGTTTAAGTCTTGGCTACATTATCGCCTTAACGTCGGCGACTGGTATACGGAAGGCCGCGACTTCGATACGTTAGTTAGCAACGCCTACGCTCAATTTAACAAAACCAACTAAAGGGGGAAGCAATGGAAGATCTACTTAACTACGTTCGGGAACTTTACGAAATGCCAGATCTTGAAGTCGTCGAAATCGAAGTAGCCGATAACGACGAAGACGAAGACGGATCGGTTACGATGCATAAGATCGAGATCCCGGGGGCGTCGTACTTTATCGGCGCTACCGCCGAACAAGTTCTAAACATGGCGATCGCCTATCATCCACAGAGTTTGTAAATGGGTAAAACGACTTTAGAGATCTTAGATCTTAACTTAGAACTGGCCCAAGATAACGGGTTTAGGCCCCACTTGGGCGCTAGCCAAGTCGGCCATAAGTGCGATCGGTATATCTATTACGTGTTTCGTTGGGCGCTTAAGTCCGACTTTAGCGCGGCTACCCTTCGTAACTTTCGCGACGGCCACCATAGCGAAGACATTACCGCCGAAGAGTTAGAACGCGCGGTTAAGTTAGTCGATCGCCAATGGTCTTTTAAGGATGGGCATTTCGGGGGATCTATCGACGGGGTAATAGAATCGGGGTTAGTCGAAGCCCCGGATACCCCCCACGTTTGGGAACATAAAGCGGTTAACCCTAGATCGTTCGAACGTCTTAAAACGCTCATTAGTGCGGCTAACGTTATGAAAGATAGCGACGCCCTACCGCTTAAAGAGTGGAACGAAACCTATTACGCCCAAGCTATGATCTATTGTCGCAAACGGGGGATCCATAACCACGTATTAACCGTAGCTTCGGCCGGTAGTCGTGATCTATTGCTACTTAGAACGCCGTACGACGACGCCTACGCCGAAGCTTTAGAGAATCGGGCTAATACCATTATCGAGGGCCTACAGGCCCCTGTAAGGCTTTTCTACAGTAAGTACGATAGACCGTGCGCATGGTGCCAGTTTAAGCCGTTGTGTTACGAAGGGGCCTTACCCGATAAGAACTGTAGAACGTGTCGCTATTCCAAAGCCGAATCGGATGGATCTTGGCGCTGTATGGTCTTCGAGTCGGAGTTAGACGAAGCGAAGCAAGCGCGCGGCTGCGAAGAATACCGCCGTTTTTTAGACGACGGCCGTACTATCTATTAAGGTTTAAGTAACGAAAGGGGGGCGTTATGGACGCTTTAGATATGCTACTTATTCTTATGTTGTTAGGGTTCGGCTTCGTCGTAGGGGTAGTCGGTTGGATTCTCGAAGCTATCGATAAGCGACGTATCGAAAGGCAACTTTATCATCGGGCCTTCGGTAACGTTGTCGATCTTAATGACTGGAAACGGCGCGTAAATATGCGCTACATTAAAAGACGTTGATCTAGTCCCCCTAGCCCCCTTTTACGCGTTTCGAGTTGAGGGGGTTAATGGCTGGATCAATCGCTTAGGGGGGCGCGCACCCCCCTAAGCACTAAATAACCATTCCAACGTTAAGTAGGTTTTGGATCTTCATTTCTTCGGCTCTAAAGTGTACTTCGCTTCGAAGCATATCGAGATCGAAGAGTGGCCCCGGGCATTGCTTAGCGGGATCACTACTAGACCCGGGTAGCTCAGTATGCCCATGGATCGACAAGCCGTACCCATAAAGAACCGTGCATAGCTCGATCACGCTACACCATTGATCATTGGTAGGCGGTTCGCCCTTAAAACTAAAATCGCCAATTAACGCGACGCCTATACCGCTAGTATTCCAACGCTTCGCGTGGGGGCCGACGTCGGTAAGTTTAAGGCATTGATCTATAATGTTACCGTTGTTTTGACGAATTACGAAAGTATAAGGCATTTCGGCCCCGGTAAAGCTACCGGCGCTATAAGGCGTAGACGTGTCGCGAAACGCTTTCGCGATCTCGGCCCCGGTAGAGCCTAACGACGGGCCGATCTTATGAATGATAACCCGATCGATCTTCGTTAGTTCGCGCGGGCGATCCTTACCGTCGTTACACGCGTCGATCTGATCTATGATCACCATTCGATCTTTACTCCGGCCATAGCGGCCCAATCGGCCCGGCTTGCTGCGTTGGCATTGGCGACGAACGAAACCGCGTCGCTAAGTCGTATAGCGCCATCAACGAACCCCCTACTACCAGTAGGCCCGCTACTGATACCAAGGTTAACGCGACCGCCGCGCCTTTTGGGTACTTTTGCCAACGCATTGCCAACGGCCGCGACTAGATCTTGGCTTTGTTGGCTGTAGGCTTTCCCACTTCGATCGCCTTTTCGGCCATAGAAGCGGCCGCTAGGCTTTGCTTAACGCTCGCCCTAGCGTGGGCATAGCCCGCACCACAAACGGCCGATAGAATCGCCCCTACGGCCATTACCCAAGGGTTCGACGCCCCTAAGTATTGTTCGCCAATGCTTACAAGTAGACCGCCTACAAGCCCGGCCGCATTTAGCCAAAACTCGGTAGACTTATGGCCCGCCGTTGATCCTTTGATATTCGCCATAACTTACCCCCCTTGATTATCCGACTTACCCTTTACCCAACCCTCGATAGATCCAAACGATACCCGGAATTCTTCGCGCGTTTTCATAAGTTCCTTATGATAACGTTGCACGTCGCTTTTCATATCTTTTAGATTATCGCGCACGTCTTCGATCTTAGACTCTACGACGGTAAGCCGCTTATCTATATCGTCGATCTGGCTTTGGGCTTTCTTAATGTTTTGATCCGTCGTACCACCATTACGCCGCTTAAGCGCTTCGTCTAAATACGAAGTCGCCTTATTTGCTAATACGACGATGCTACCAAGCGCCGCCACTAAAGTAGCTTGATCGATTGCTTCCATTACGGCTCATCATCCGGCGGTTCGATATTACCCGCCCATTCAGCCGCCTGAGGCTGCGTGTAGATAGTCCAACCAGTTGCCCGGAATGCATCTAGGTCACCACCAGCCATCAAGGTCGGTGAGTTGCACTTCCATATGGTGTGAACGCCATCGCTCGCACCCAAGGCACAATTCGCCCGGTTGAACTCTGCCGAGGTGCGGTAGGTTGGATGGACCATCACCGGAGGCCCTTCTGGGTCTGGATAGGTTTCATAATCGTATCGAGTGACCGCCGATGGTAGGTCATCGTCGAGGTTGCCGA